ACAACAATACGGAACATTAGCAGGAGTAGGTGGTGAAACTTCTATTAAAAAGGCTTATGTAAATATTACATCATCTGTTCAAACATATGATTTAATGACACAAGCAGTTGATGCTTCAACATCATCTTCTTTTGCAACATTATTTACTGGTTCATCTACCATTGATGTTACAAAAGTATTTCACGAACCAACACCGGCTATTAGTAGATTCTTTGACCCATATTCAGTAGGAGCACAGGGTACACTAAACTTAATGGATGAGTTTGGATTTGGACAATATTCTCCAGCAGCTCAATTCTTATTGATGCCATTATACGAAGATTTATTAAGAATACAAGCAATTGAATTTAACGACCAGATTCGTAAATCACAATATTCTTTTAATATAGTAGATAATAAATTACAATTATTCCCTATACCATCTACAAAAACACCTGCTAAAATATACTTTGAGTATATGAGTAGAGATGAATTTGAACACGATTCGCAAACTATTCAATCGGATTCACTTTCTGATTATTCTGATATTCCATATGATTTTATTCAGTATTCAAATATAAATGATGTTGGTAAACAATGGATTAGAAAATATACATTAGCATTGTCAAAAGAACTCTTAGGAGCGATTAGAGAAAAATATAGTTCAGTACCTATACCAGATGGAGAAGTATCCTTAGATGGGGCAGCATTGAGAGCAGAAGCGCAAGTAGAGAAAGATATGTTGATTACTCAATTAAGAGAAAACTTAGATGAGATGAGTAGAAAAAATGTAATGGAAAATAAAGCACATGAATCAACTCACCATCAGGAAATGTTAAGAAAAGTTCCTTTAAAATTATATGTAGGATAATATGCCAAAATTTGTATTAGGTAGAGATATCGATTTTTTTAGAAGTATAAGTAGAGAGTTGGTTGATACCGTCATCCAAACCGCTATTGTATTGTTTAAAGTAAATACTTACGAAAGTAAAGTTAACATTTATGGTGAATCCTTAAATAAGACTTGGTATCCTGGCGTTGAAATGTATTGTATAATTGATAAAGAGCCTGAAAATGTTGTATACGAAGGATTTGGTCCTGATAACTCACAAACAATTACTTTTAAATTGGATAAATTGACTTGTGAAGAAAAAGGAATATACCCAGAAATTGGTGATATGATTTATTTTGACCAATCGTACTATGAAATCGATAATACAAACGAAGTTCAATTCTTAGGAGGTCAGCCAGCTAATAATTATAGTATAGTTTGTACAGCATTTATGAGTAGAAAATCAGATTTAAACATAGAACAACGAGTAAAATAATTAAGCTATGGCTAAAAATCCAATAAGAGAAAATCTAAATAGAGCTCATCAAATTAAATCTGAAAAATCCGATGTTAAACATTCGGTATCTCTTTTTGATATAGATTATGCAATGATGACTTATTTAGAAGATGTTGCCTTACCTACATTGACAGAGGGAGATGGTAATGTTATAAAAATACCTGTTATCTATGGTAATTCTGAAAGATGGAACGGAGCTAGAAGAGAAGGTATATTCAGAGATATAAAAGGTAAAATTCAATTACCTTTAATGATGCTTCGTAGAACATCTATTGCAAAAGATGAATCAATGCCAATGTTAAATAGGCATGTAACATACCAAACTGTTACAAAATATTCTAAAAATAATAGATACGATAGATTTACTTTGTTAGGTAATACTACTCCATCATATGAATTGTATAATATAACAATGCCAGATTATGTAGAAATAAACTACGAATGTATGGTATGGACATCGTTTACAGAGCATCTTAATAGTGTAATTGAACAACTTAATTTTACATCATCATATTGGGGAGATAAAACTAAGTTTAAATTTAGAACAAGTATTGCAGATTATAATGTAATAAATGAAGTAGGAGAAGGTACTGAAAGAATTAATAGACTTGAATTTACATTGAATGTAAAGGCATATTTATTACCAGAATCATTCGATGGTCAAAAAACAACAGCCAAATCATATTCAACAAAAAAAGTTGTATTTGCTACTGAAGTGGATATGACTGGAAATGGTAGATTAGAAGGATTATTAACTACACCATCTCCATATTACGATAATAAAGATATTATTGATTGGTTAAGTTTAAATAACTCAAAAATATTAACTCCTGTTTCTCAAAATGTTTTCACAACTAATAGTATTAAATTTATACCAGTACCAAATGTTTTAACATCAGCTGTTGGAAACAACGATAATTTAAAAGTTTTTGTGAATGGTGTTAGATTATACGAAGAAGTTGGTGCATTTACAAAATCAATATCCGGCTCAAATTTAACAATTACATTTAATCCTGTAATAATCGGATATAATGTAGAAACCACCGCATTTGAAGTTGCTATAATTGGTAAATTTATAGACTTATAATGAAAAATTCATTTTTAGATATAATAAACATTTATAATACTGATAATCAAGCTCTTTGTGATTTTAAAGAGGTTAACGATACTTACTATGTATTTGTAGCCACTAATTGGTTTTTTAAACAATATATAAGAGATTTTGTTAGATTAAAAGATGAAAATAGAATATTAGTTTATATTAATACGATTGTTATAAGTCCTATTGACTATGATATTGAAGAATTAGGAAATGGTATAAATGTAAAATTTAAAAAATCAAACTTCCCATATGTGTTGAATACTAGAGATAAAGTATATCTTTCAGCAGATGTGGAATTTAGAGGATAATGAAAGCATTTAATTCAAATACGAGAAAATTAAATAAGGTAGTTCCTAAAACTGATATAAATAATATAGCAGGCGCATCTTTTATTGAAAAATTGGTGAATGATGCACAATTACAAGGTGAAACATATTCTGGTAGTTTTGCATCGGTTGAGGATTATAATTACGAATCTTCATTTGATAGTAGAACTAAAAAAACATTTAATACTAAAAATCGTACAAATCCAAACCAATCCAAAGTTAAGAGAAGTGAGAAGGATTTAGTGTTAGGATTTAGAGATGATATATTAGATATTACCGCAAATTGGGTGTTTAAACAACCTGATGTAATAGAAATATTAGATGATGCAAGAATTAGATTAATTTTTAATAATGTTTATTTACAAGGAGCAACAACTATAACAAGTTCAAATTTTGATGTGTATGTTAATGGTGTAAGAACTCCATCTTATCTTTCGGTAGAACAATCGGAAACCGGTGTGAATTTAATAATAAATGAATTTATCGGAATTGATTCTACTAATAAAAATAGAGTAAGCATTTATGTTAAAGGTAAATTTCAACAATAGATATTTATATATAATTAAGATATAAAGTAAATAAATGGCAGAGTTAATTCAACCCAAACAAATAGATTTTACCAATTTTGATGTTCCAATTACGGGAGCAGTTGATTTAAGAGGTAATTTGACAGTAGACGGTGTTTCCACTTTTAGAGCGAGAACTGATGATGAATATTCGGTAATTGTAAGTGGTGCTATGGCTGTGGTTGATAATTATGTTACTGCAAGTTTGGATAATATTAATAGAACGGCAGTTTCCGCTTCAATTTATATTCAGAGAGTTGGTACTGTTGGTACTACATCTCCCGTTACGGATAGTTCAATACAAAATGTAGGTGTGATAGATTTAGGAGGATTTTTTTAAATTAAATCAATTTATCACTTTTATATGAAAAAAACATATTTATAGATTAGAATAACCATAACAATAAAGTAAAGCAAATGGCTCAAATTATAAAACATCGTAGGGGTAGTATAGGTAGTGTTAAAACCACTACTGCTAGAAACGCCGAATTGATTGTAGCATCCGGTTCAATAAGCGACTTATCAGGTCCTTTCGTATTAATTGGTTCACCAACTTTAACCGATGAAGGTGTAGCTGGAGCTCATGTAGCCGTATCAAAAATTTATACAGGTACAAACGCACCAACAATAGCAACCGCAACTTATGGTTCGGTATTAGATGGTACTCCGTTTTATTCAACTGCTGACCAAACTCTTTATGTATTAGGTAACGCCGGTGCAGGTGGTAACACTAATATGGATTTGACTGGTAACTTAGAAGGAAGAAGTGTTACCAAACTTACAATTGACCAATTAAATGGTTCAGTAAATGTAACAGGTAGTGTAATTGTTTCAAACAATATTTCTGCAAGTGGTGATATATCTGCATCAAATTTAGAATTACAAGGTAACGCAAATATTAAAGGTAATATCACTTTAGGTGGTAATATTAATATCGGTAATCAAAATACCGATTTAGTTGTATTTGCTGGAGAAATTAGTTCATCTATATTGCCAGAATTAAATAATGAATTTGATTTAGGTAGTGGAACTCAAGCTTGGAGAAACTTACATGTTAGTGGTACTGCAAATATTCAAAACATCAATTTAAAAGATGTTCAAATATATAACAATATTACTGTTAGTGGTTCTGCTATATTCGGTACGGATGCATCAGATAGATTAACAGCAACCGCATCAGTTTTCATTTCATCTTCAGTAGAACTTACAGGTTCATTATCTCAATTAGGTAATACAACTCAAACAGGTTCTTTGAATGTAAGTGGTGGAGTAAATGTAAGTGCAGGTAATGTTAGAATTACTGATAACCTTTTTGTTAGTGGTGGTACAATAAATGTTGCTAATACTGCAACTGATATTGAAATCAAAGATAATACCGCTACTGCATTAACAATTTCAGAAGGTTCTAATAATTATGTTGTACTTAATACTACCGATGGTTCTGAAAAAATAACTTTAGGTAATACTACAACACAAATTGATAATGTAATCGTTGATAATAAAGCAAACGCATTTACATTAAAAGAAAGTACAAATTCTTATTTAGATATTACAACAACTGATAATGCTGAGTTAATTACATTAGGTAATAACATCACATCTATCACAAATGAAGTTGAAGATAATGCAGCTAACGCATTTAAAGTAGCTCAATCAACTAACACATACATCAATGTTGCAACAACTGATAGTGCAGAAAAAGTAACTATTGGTAATGATTTAGCATCTATTGATAATGTAATTGAAGATAATGTTGCAAATGCATTTGTTGTAAAAGAAGGAGCAAATCCTTACATTACAATTGATACAACGAATGGTTCTGAAGCAATTAAATTAGAAACAGCAGGTAATGTATCGGTAACGGGTATTACAACTATTTCTAATTCAACTCAAAATAGTACACATAACGATGGTGCATTAGTTGTAACAGGTGGTGTTGGTATTGGTAAAAACTTATATGTTAGTGGTTCAACTACTATTGCAGGTAACTTAACTGTTTTAGGTTCAGCACAGCAGGTAATTATTTCAGCATCAACTCTTGAAATTGATGATAACATTATTAGATTAAACGCTTACTCTCCATTCCAAAGATACGCTGGTATTGAAGTGATGGATAGTGGTTCTACAAATGTATCTTCATCTTTACTTTGGGATTCTACAAATGATTATTGGTTGTTTACATCAGCAAGTGGTGAAACAGGTAAAGCAATTACTACAACTTTTGGAACACAAGGTTCTGAAGTTTCTTTAGCAATTAACACTGTTCCAAAAGCGACTGGATTAAACGCAATTGGTAACTCATTAATTACTGATAACGGAACATCATTCGCATATAATACTGATGCTTTAATTGTAACTGGTTCATCTGGTCAAACATACATCAAAGGTATGGTAACTTTGGCAAACGCAGGTGGAACTGATGCAAATTCAAATACATCAGCAATGTTATTCCGTAACTCTAATAATGAGTTAGGATATGTATCTACAACAGCAACTACAAATGTATTGACTGGTATTTTAGGATATAGAGAAGATAATGGAAAATTAGAATTCTCATCTAAAATTGATGGTGGATTCTTTTAATAGAAAGTAAATATAATTAAAATGAAAAGGGATTGTTGGAAACTTCAATCCCTTTATATTTATAAGAGACTTATATAAGTCAATTTCGTATATATCGTTTAAAATAGTACCATAGATATGGCTCAAACAATTAAGTTGCGTAGGAGTGCCGTAGCAGGAAACCGTCCAACTACCGCACAATTAGATTTAGGAGAATTAGCAATAAACACCGTTGATGGTAAGATTTATTTTGAAAAATCTGCTTCTGGTGTTGAATCTATTCAAGAAATATTTACTACAAATGCAACTAATAGTGGGTCATTAACAACTATTGGTGATGTAACGATAACCGGCTCTCTTTATACAACGGGTTCAAATACTTTAATTGGAACTACATCATTAACTGGTGCATTAAATCTTTCCGGTAGTGAAACTATCAAAGGGTATGTTCAATTTATGCCGGTTACTACGAATATCGATACTTCGGTTTCAGCATCTTACATTTATG